CCCACCGCCGCCCGGATCGGTGCCGTCTCCCGCAGGCGTTGGCGCTGGAGCATCGGATGTGGAGCAGGTTCCGCCCGTAGGGCTGTACGAATAGCCCGCCGCACCTTGCGGATCGAGCGAACTGGTGTACATGCAGCCCCGTTCACACACGTTGACCGACGCCGATGTTTCACCGCCTGCCCAGCCAAACTCTTCCGGACGCGTGCTGCACTTCTTTTCGCAGTCGTAGGAAAAGAAAGAGATGTAATCCTTGGGAATCGCCTTGAGCCCAACTGCACAAGATCCATCGTAGATCTTGCCGAGGTCGACGCACTGTTTAGCCGAGTTGCTCGCATTGAACACGGGGTTGTTCTGGCAATTCACCATGGCTTGGCCGACATCATCCATCGACGCTGCTGCGTGGCCCTCCGGCAAGAACAGCGCGAACATGGTTGCAAGTAGCGCAGCAGTCCATTTCATCGCGCATCCAGCCCGATGGCCGCTGCAATGCCACACAGCGCGCTTAGCAGCCCGGCAAACAGACACAGGATCATCCGACCCTCCGAGCGATGAAGAACCGCGCCACCTTCGGTGCAGCCCACAGGCAGAACTTGATCTGCGCGTACAGCGCTGCGGCCCCCAGGACAGCCAGTGCGGCCGTCGCGGGCTGCAATGAGGCCATGATGCTTTCAAAGTCCATACGCCCTCCCAATAGAAAGGGGCAGGTTTCCCTGCCCCACCCTGCCCCTTCGCATTAACGGCCGAAGAAGCCCGCCACCTTCTTTGCTGCCCAGCTGGAGAAGCCGACCAGCGCGATCAGCGCCGCCGCGGCGACGACTGCGGTGGTGGCCGAGGTGACGGACAGGCCTTCGAGAATGCCGCTGAAATCCATGGTGATGCTCCTTTCATGAGTGGATGGGTTACCGGTGGGTGTTGAAGAACGACGCCACAGAACCGGCGATCCGGGCGACGACGAAGAAGAAGAGGATCAGGGCCATGGGCGAAACCGCCCACACGGCCAACTGCTCCTTGGTGGGTGGCTGGAACGCCTCGGCAATCAGGCTCACAGTGGAGGCCTCTGCGCTGCTCATCAGCACGTACCCCGCGCACTGATCGACGGGCTGACCGGTTGGGATCAGCGTTCCGTCCTCCCCGAAAGCAACGCAGAGGCCCATGGCTTAGGCCTGTCCTGCCGGACGCGGTGCAGCCTTGGGCATCGCACGCAGCGCGGTGAACTTGCTCAGCGACAGAACGCCCTTGTTGACCTGTGCCATGGCGGCCACGTCCAACTCATATTCGCCCTCGGCGAACGGCGGCTGACCCTTGTCCAGGCGCACATCGAACGGATAGGCAAAGCCTGCCGTTTCAAGCTTGGCCTTCTGCTTGCGGGTCGTGTATTCCACGCTCTCGCCCGCATCGTTCTTGAAGCTGCCGCCGCGCTCATCAACGCTGGACGACAGGACGGTGACCTTGATGACGTTCTGGATCATTTCGTTACCCCTTTTGGGTTGGCTGTACGGCCGCGATTTCGGGCCAGTGCGCTGCTGTGTCACCTGTGACCCACTTCGGCAGCGATGGCGAAGTGCAGGATTCGATTACCGCCCGCAATGCCTGATCGTCAGGGCAGTTCTTGGCGATGAAATTGAGGGCTGCGCCGTACTGGCGGCGGATGTGGCGGCGAACACTCTTCCACGTCGCTTCAACGGCGGCTTTCGTGATTTCGATGCGCGTGGCAACGCAGCGCAGAAAGGACAGGACCGGATAGGCACCCAGCAGGTAGGAGGCCGGGTCACGCAGAATGTCGAGCGGCAGTTCCTTACGGTTGGAGTTGCGGAACTGCGCCTCATAGCGCACCCACGGCGAACTCTTGTCGCCCTGCTCCCTGCCCTTCTCGTAGACGCGCAGCTGCTTTTCCGACTTCTTACCGCCGACGTAGAACGTCTTGCCGTCACCGCTGTCGTAGTCGTCCACCAGCTGCGCCTTGGGGCGCTGACCACGGTTGTCGAAGTCGCCATTGGCGTACCACTTCTGCGCCATACGCAATGGGTAGTCGCCCACCAGGTCATCAGCGCACACGTCGACACGGGTGATCCTTCCGGCGCAGCTTTCGAGCTTCGCTCGAAGCTCCAGCCACCGCTGCGCATGGCCGCAGCGCGCTGCGCCTATGGCCTTGCATCCATCACCCGTTAGCTCGATACGGGCGGTATACGTGCCATCGGCGCGGCGGCAATCTTCGCCGCCCAATTCGATCATGCCAACGAACTTCTTGGCTGCGTCGATGATCTTGACTCGCCACGTGTAGAAGCGACCGCCGCCCACGGTTTCATCAAGTTCAAGGCCGAGCCCGGCGAAGAACCAGCAGAACACCTGCAGGGCCGCGATGCGGGCGTTGTCCGGGGAGAACTCGATCCACTGGCGGACCTCTTCGAAGCTGTCGCCATCACGGAACGCGAGTTCGTCCAGCGCTGCGCGCAGATCGATGGAAGCGGAGAACCAGTCAATGCCGACCGTCAGGGTTCCCTCGGGGTTCCTGAATTCACTGACTCCCCTGTTAGACGAGGGGAGTCCCGACCCGGCCAGCACCGCGCGATCACCGGCCATTGGTGCGGCCCTTCCAAAGCTTCCACAGGCGACGAAGCGCCAGCCATGCCTGTTCGATGACGATGGAGGCGACGGCCACACCGAGAACGAGCGCGATCAAAACAGCGCACGCCGTGAGGCCCATATCGAACTCGGCAAGCTCGGCGAACGAGGGGTACCTGCTCATGCGGCGCGCTCCTGCTCTTCGGCGTAGCGAGCAGCGGCCAGCAAATCGCCGCGCTTAGTGGCGGCAATCTCAGCCTGTGCGAGTGCGATGACCTGGGCTTCGCGGGACTGCTGCGAGACGGTGTAATCACGCCGATCCAGCAGCCACGAAACGAGCTTTGCGCCGCCGATGGACACGGCCACGATGGCCGCCAGCAGCACGAAGGTAATGAGCGGATCGATCATCCCTGTTCCCCTGCCCCAAGCCCCAAGGCAACCCGCCAGCGGCCTTGGGGTGCCGATGGAGGGGTGTTTAGCCACGCCAAACACGGAGGCATGTATAGTCCTGCCATACACCCCTGTCAAGGATTGCTAACCATGGATACCGCCAACGATCTGCTTGACAAAGTGAAAGCCGCTTGCAACTTCCCGTCCGACAACGTTTTGGCGCAGAAGATCGGGCTTACGCGAGCGATGGTCAGTTCGTGGCGACATGGGCGCCATCCGATCCCGGATGAGCGAATTGCGCAGATGTGTGCCCTGGCGAAGCTCGATGGGCCAACGTGGATTGCCATGCTCCACGCGGAACGAGCGCAGACTGCGACTGAGCGTGCCTTGTGGCGTCTCATGCTGGACAGACTGAGCGCGGCGGCTGCGGTCGTCGCGCTGGTGGCGCTGTCGTTGCCCAGCATCGGAAACGCAAAAACCGCCAAAACTCAGGCGGTTAGCGGGGATCTACTGACCCATTCTGTATATTATGTTCAAAGCATCCCGAAGGACGGCGGCGTAGCGCTCGCCTCGACCACCGACCTTGCCATGACAAGAAGCCAGCTTTCCCAGCAGGCCCCTTCGCGGCCTGGCAGCTACTGCTTCCTCCATCGTCCGATCAGGGTCTTGTACATGACCCAGGCGATCCAGCCGCAGACCAAGCCGACCCCCGCGACAATGATCTCTTCCTCTTCAAAGGCGGCGCCATTCAGTCCTTGA